GCGATGTAGTAGTGGAGGTTTGTTCTATGGTTCTGTCTATATCGATTGTTTCTACTACTCCTGCAGCTCTGGTTGTTATCTCCAGTGTGAAGGGATCTCCAGCGGTGTGGAGAGTAAATACTGAATCTGTATCTACTATTCCTCCAGAGCTTGCTGAAGTATGAGTTATATTTTCTCCAGTCCATTTAGAATATACCCCTCCAAAAACCTCTTGCTCTATGGTTTCTTCTATATCTACTTGAGTTACTGTAGTACTCTGCATAGACCCTTGGGTAAACTGAGGCGTAATAGGGTTTGCCCTTGCAGTAACTGGAATTAGCAGAAGCAAGAGTAATAAGCATCTTTTCATACCTTCGTTACCTTGTTATTATCCACTCCTTCAATCTTAATAGGAGTTTCAATGATTATGTGCTGAGTAGCTCCACTTGGTTTATCTTTATGATCCTTCTTTTTAGCGGTATCAATCCCAAAGGTAGCTAAAGCTGAAGTAAAAACAAAAGTTATAAACGTAATATCATTATTCTTTTCCTCAGTCATACCAGGCAAAGGTAAGTAATTTAAAGAAATTATGAATCCTGACCAAACCACTACTCCAAGGCGTACAAATGTACCAAGGATCTGGATCTGTTGTTCCTGATCCTCTATCCCACCTTTAATCTTTTCTAATAGATTTTTCTTAGTCTCTTCTGTCATCAAGAAATAGACTTACTATATTAGTATATTACCTAAATTATTATGCCTGGACATTACGGACACAACAGAGGGATTGAAAAAGCTCCTAAAAAGATTGCCATGAAGGATGGCTGGAAGGAAAACGAAATTCCAGGTGGTAAGTCGAAAGGTAAGCCTGAATTACCTAAGATTCCTAAACCAAATAAACTTACAGTATAATCCCTACGAATACTTGTTATCGCTATGGTCCTTCTAATCAAGCCTGTTCTGCTTGCGTTTGTTAAATCAGATTCAGTAAAAAAGCTCATCATTGATTTGCTTAAAAAACTTGTCTCTACCACAGACAACACCATAGATGACCAAGCGGTAGCTCTTATTGAGAAAAACTTATTCCCTAAGAAATAACCATGCCTGGAAAAACACTTTATGGTAAATCTGATTGGGGTCTAAGACCTGATGGTACTAGAGGCCCAATAGATAAAAACGATCCTGCTTACCAGCATCCAAATCCTATTCATAGGAAAGCGCAAGCCGATAGGGGATTAACAAAAGCACCTAAAAAGAACTATGGCTAGAAGAAAACAAGTTGGAATGGCAACTGAAACTGAGCTTCAAGCTCTTCATCGTTTAGTTGCTAATAAGCTAGTAGATCAGCTTAACTCTGAAAACGTTAAAGCTTCTGATTTAGCTAACGCTATTAAATTCCTTAAAGACCAAGGCATCACTCTTGATAAGAATGGTGATATATCTGCTATAGGAGAGATGATTGAAGCTCTTCCAGAAATAGATATGTCCAAAGTTAAATCTTACATAAGTGCCTAATGCCACTCAAAAACAAATAATTAAGGAGGCTATTGAAAGCTTCCCTGTTTTTGCTACCCATCTTTGGCACTTCTTAAGACTTCCTAGCCCTACTCCTGTTCAGTACCAGTTAGCTGATTACCTTCAGAACGGTCCTAACAGGAGAATTATTATGGCCTATAGAGGTTGTGGTAAATCCTTCCTCACAGCAGGCTACGTGCTCTGGAGACTGCGTAAAGACCCAGACACGAAGGTATTGGTCATATCAGCCGCACAAGACCGTGCAGACGCTTTTAGTGTCTTCTGCCATGATCTCCTTAGAAACTGGTTCATGGTTCAGGATCTCTTCCCTAGTGACACTCAGAGGTTCTCTAAGGTCGCTTTTGATGTATTTGGATCTAAACCCGATCAAAGCCCTTCCGTTCGTTCTAGCGGCATTTTCGGGCAAATCACAGGGTCTAGAGCAGACCTGATCGTAGCTGATGACGTAGAGACTCCTCAAAGCTGTGAAACACAACTCATTAGAGACAAACTAAGAGAAAGTATTAAAGAGTTTGATTCCGTTATAAAGCCTGGGGGAGAGATTGTTTTCTTAGGCACTCCCCACACGCAGGACAGCATCTACGCCAAACTAGAACTAGCTGGCTATTCTCCAAGAATCTGGCCTGCCCTTTATCCTACTGCTAAGAAACGTAAAGACTATTATCAAAATCGGTTAGCTCCTAAAATTTCTGCTGATTTAGACAACGATAAAACTCTTGCAGGACACCCTACTGACCCTGGAAGATTTAATTGGGAGGAACTAGAAGCCCGAAAGGAATCCATTGGTAGGTCCACGTTTAACCTCCAGTTCCTTCTTGATATTAGCCTCTCTGATGAAGAAAGATTCCCTCTTAAACTTCAAGATTTATGTATCTTTAGACTTAATAGAGAAGAAGGTCCAGACAGAGTTATTTGGAGTGCTAATGGTGATAAAGCTTTAGATCTTCCTTCTGTAGGGCTTCACGGTGATCTCTTTTACAAACCTGGACAAATCGGGTCTGAATTTATTAAATACTCTGGGGTTGTACTTGCTATCGACCCTTCTGGAAAAGGAAGTGATGAACTTGGATATGCTGTAGTGGCTTACTTGAATGGTAACCTCTTCCTCCTTGCCTCTGGTGGCCTTAGGGGCGGTTATAGCGAAACAAACCTTAAAAAACTCACTCTCATTGCGAAGGAATACAAGGTTAAAGAGATATTGGTTGAAAGTAACCTTGGACTCGGAATGTTCAGTGAGCTTCTCAAAAGATACCTTGGAACTATCTACCCATGCTCTGTCGAAGAGATCAGACATACAAAACAGAAAGAAGCTAGGATTATCGATACCCTTGAACCTGTTATGAACCAACACAGGCTCATGATCGATACTGACATAATCGCTAAAGATATTTCCTCCACTGAGTGCTACCCAAGCGAAACTAGATCGCAATACCAACTCTTTTGGCAAATGACCAGAATTACCAAAGAGAAAAATTCCATCAGACATGACGACAGACTAGATGCTCTAGCTATGGCTGTGCAGTACTTTACAGAAAATATGGCCCTTACGGAACAAAAAGCTATTAAGAATCGTGAACGGGAAAGATGGGAATTAGAACGTAAATTTGTTCAGGGAGAAGGTGGTCTAAACGTAGGCGTTCTAGGCTATGCAAAGACTTTTGAAGACCTCCAGAAGGCTGCTAGTGCTTCCTCAGGAGCAGCTAATTGGTTAGACGATATTTAATTAGTCTGTTACAATAAGCTTATTAGAAGCTTTAATAAAGCATTCTTAGAAAGACCTATTAGAGATGTCCATTAGAATGAATTAGTATAAGTACTATACGTACACTACTACTAACAATGGCTAGAGACTATCGTAAGGAATACGACAATTACCAAGGTAAACAAGCTCAGATTGATAATAGGAATAGTAGAAATAAAGCTCTAAGAGCTAAAACTAAACAGTTAGGTTATAAACCTAAAGGTGATGTAGACCATAAAAACGGTAATCCTAAGGATAATAGGCTGTCTAACCTTAGAGTTAGGTCTAAAAGTGCTAATAGATCCGATAATGGACGTAATAGAGGAAGAAAAGGATACGGCTAGACCTCAAAATATTTTTGTTGCTAATTTTTGAGTCCAAGTACGTATATGTTGGCGGTCAAAAACCCCCTGGGGGGTGTGCGATTTTTTTACTGGCATAGTGTCTGAAAATTTCGACCTGTCATGTGGTATAGGAAATGCAATGTGACGGCTGCCAGACTGTCCCAAAATGCTTGTTTTTTTTTTATTTATGTGTATGGGCACACGACCAACTGAGAATGTAAACAACTTGTCCACTCACAGTCTATAAGCAATATGAGTAAGTCCTTTCAAATCTTTTCTAATGTCTCAAGTAAAGCAAAGACGCATAGCACATGACGCTATGGAACATGACACTTATCAATTAATGCTTAAAGGTCCAATGGATAAAGATGCATTTATTCTATTAGCAACCTTTAGGTCATTTGATGAGGCTAAACTTATTTATGATTGGTTTCCATCAATACCAGGAGCAACAATAAAGGTAACTAATAGTGCTCAATCAACAGTTAAAAAGAAACACAATAACTCAAGGTCTATTAAATGCTATAAGACATTTGAGTTTATTAAATCAGGTTATGAACAGGGTTCAGCTCTAGATCTATGCGAACAGTCTGACGACTTATGGGAAGTAATAGTTAGAGGAAGATTAAAGCCTTTATTAAATCCATTACCTACTAAGGTTTTAACTACTGAACCAGTCAAGCAGCATCAAGCACCAATACCAGCTTGGAACACTAGACCAATAGTTAAAGGTGACTTGGTAAAGATTGCTAATGAAGCAACAAAGAGAAATAAATATCTAGAGTTTATAAAGAGAATGGCTGACGCTGTTAACCCTCAATTAAGATTATTAAATGGTGGTAGATCATGAAAGAAATCTTAAACCCTCACTATTTTGTTTATAACACTGATGGTGTTTGTGTAGGATTCAACATATACGAAGAGCCTACTCTATTAATCCCAGACTATGAGGAAACTACCGATGTTGAATAGATCAACCGACTTTCTAGCAGGTCTAGAGATCATAAAAGAAACAGCTCAAGAGGCTAAATGGAGTGATGAAAAATTAAAACAAACTATCACTTCATTTGCTCAAGACTGGCAAGGTAGGAGACATTCAGATTTATTAAAGAGGCATGAAAGAAATGTATAAACTAACTGAAATGACAAGTAATCATAAACTCACATCAGGTGAGAAACTAAAGCTTGTCTCAGCTACTACTAGTTCCTGGTTGACCTGTTCTAAACATTGCCCAATGCATTCTAAATGCTACGCAAAGAGAGGAAGACAAGCACTTCATGCAAAGAAAGTAACTGAAGGCTCAAGAGGCTATGACTTAGACAAACTATTGAAAGAGATAGAAGAGTTAAGACCTAATAGCCTATTGAGATTGAATGTATCAGGTGACCTGCCTAGTGTGACCTATAAGAACGATGAAAGAAAGATAAGTACTGACGCATTAACAAAGCTTTTAATAGCTACTCAAGACGCTAGAGCAAAAGCTTTTACTTATACTCATTTACATAGTGATCCAAAGCATAAAGAATATAATCTTGCAGCGGTTAAAGAATGGAGTACTGAGAACTTTGTAATTAATGTATCAACTGAGAACAGCCGAACAGCGGCTAAGTTATATTTTAGCGGTCAAGATGTAGCGTTAACCAATACAAAACTATTTAATTATGCAGTAGACCAAGAAATAAATCATGGAAGAAAGGCAACGTTAACAACTAAAGAGGGTACAGTTGAACTGTTTCCATGTCCTCATTCATATAAAGAATCTAACTGTAATGAATGCAGAGAATGCTCTAAACATAATAGAGAGAATATAGTTGTATTCAAAGAGACTTAGCCTATGTGTTATATAGCTCTTGCATTATTCTTTATAATCTTATTAATCAAATAGCTCTATTAATTTAGAGCTTTTTTCTTGTCAATGCTTATTGAGAATGAGAATCATTATCAATAGTGAGGATCATAAATCTTAATATAATAAATGAGAATGAGAATCATTATCAATAAGGAAATAATAGAAATCAACATAATTTCAAAAGATTCTTGAAATACTATCACGACCC